GGGTCCGCCCCGATCGGGACGGCGGAAATTTCGAGGGGTTCCCAATCGACCGCGCGCCAGAGTTCCGGCGCGCCATCGCGCTTTTCGATTTCGTATTTGTGGACGCGGTAGCCGACCGAGACGTTGCGGATGATGCCGCCTACGATATCGCGCCAGATCGGTTCGACATCTTCGCGCGCGGAGAAGCGGATCGTGGCGATGCCCTGGCCATTCTCGATCCGCGCCGAGCCTTCGACCACCACGCCGATAATGGAATTCACATCCCATGCATCATGGGTATTCAGGAAGGGCGCGCCGCTGTTCAGGCGATCGATCCGAACCGCGGCGGGATCGACCAACAGTTCCTCGTCGATATCTTCATCCCAGAAGCGGCGGCGGCGCACTCGCGCGCCGGTCGTCCAGACGACATCGACGGTGCGCGCTTCTTCGTTCGCCGTTTCGGCGCGCAGTTGAACATCCCGCCCGAGAACGGGCAGGTTCATCGTTTCCTTTTTCATGGATCAGTCCTCGACTTTCTCGCCGCCGATGGCCTTTTGCATGAGGCCCTGTTGCGTGACCTTCCGGGGATCGGAATCGAGCGTGATGTTCAGCCGATCCAGATCGCCGTTGGTTCGCGCGATTTCTTCCAGGATCGCATCGGGATTCCATCCGCGTTGCGCGATCGCCTGCCGGAGGGTCTTCGTGCCCATGCGGATTTCCATCAGATCGGCCACCGCATCCTTCTGCGGATCGACCGCCTCGAACCCCGCGGGCTGCCATTCGCAAGCCGCCTGCGGTTCCGGAAGGAGGCCGGCTGCCCAGGCGGCTTCGATGAACCAATCCCAAATCGGCTGGCAGAAGATCGGGATAACGATCTGCCATTGGATCGCGCTAGCCATGCGCCGGAATTCGATCAGGCCGGCCCTATAGGATGTGTAGTTGACCTGACTTAGATCGCCCGTAAGCAGTTCGTATGGAACGCACCATCCCGCCGCGATGATATGCAATTGCGTGCGCAGCCATTCCGACATGCCCGATACGGGCGCCGGCTGGTTGAAATCGATCGACTTCGCGCCGCGCGCATAGGCGATCAGGCCCGGTTCGAATTGTTCGATGACGCGCCCATCGCTATCCGTTACCGAAGGCGCGATGCCCTGCTCGCCGTCATCGGCGCCGGTAACGATGCCGACCAAGCAAGCTTCCGTTTTCTTGCGGACCAGCTCGGCGTTGGTCCAATCGTCCAGATCGCGCAGCCCGCGGATAACCGGCGATCCCCACGGCACGCCGCGTTGCTGGACGCGATCGCGGCGGTACAGATGGATGATCTGTTCCGCGGGCACCCGGACCGACGATCGGTTGATCGATAGCGCCACGCCGATATCGCCGGGATGATCCGGGAACAGCCAATACGACGTTCTGCGCCCGAGTCGATCGTACTCGATGCCGCGAACGGTTCGGCCGCCATCGCCCCGGTTCGCTTCGATCCGCGATTCGTCCAGATGATCGATTTCGAGCATCTGGATTTGCATCGGCACCGGAAGGCCGGCGGAAGCCGATCGCCGGCGGCGGCGCGTAAGGACCTCGCCGCTTTCGACCATTTCGCGGACGGCGAGCGTGGTAAGCGCATGGAAATCGCCGCGGCCATCGGCATCGCATTGCGCCGACCAATCCGCCCAAAGATTATCGATGCGCTTGTTGAGTTCCGGATCGCCGGTGTTCGCATACGGCGTAAAGCCGTCGCCGACGATATTGTTGACCCATACCGCAACGGCCTTCGCCGCATGCGGGTTGTTGCGTACCAGATCGCGCATGCGGTTTCGCAGGATGGCGCCAGCGCCGGCGATTTCCGTATCGGCGGACGTTCCGGCCGTTCGCCAACCATCGGTGCGGCGCCCCATGGCCGCGCCATCGTAAGCGCGCGCCGCCAGATTCGCGAATGCTTGCCGCGCTACCAGGCGCTTCGCGGCGGCGCGCGGCGCCACAACCGCGATTGCGCGATCAATCAGCGTGGGCGCCATCGGCGCCGGCTTCGGATTCTTCATCGGTCGCCCCGCGAATATCCCGCATAGCCGGCGATCGGCCGCTTCTTGCCGGATTCGGCCGCGATCGCGCTTTCCAGCGTTTCGATGCGGCGCTTCAGATCGGCTTCGTTGCCGTATTCGACGGTCTTTCCGTCATACGTCACGCGAAGCGTGCCGCGCGCATAGGCGGCTTTCAGCGCCTCGAGTTCGCTTTGCGTCCACGCCATGAAAATCCTTCCCCTTATCGCGGCCACCAGCGCGGCGGGATGCGAATTCCCGTCGCCGCCAGTTGATTGGCGATGAGCCTTTGTTCGTTCCGATCAGCCGCCGGATCGATCAGCGCGATGCATTCGGCGAAGGCCCGCGCCTCCGCTTCCGGCCGAGCGAAGCCGCCGTCGAATTCGAGGATCGCGGCGCGTTCCTCGAAGCGCGCGCGCATGCCATCCATCATCGAAGCCACCCTTCGCGACCGGGCCGGCCGCCGAGCCAGTTCGATCGGCGATCGCCGCCGGGCAACCAGGAGGGCTGCCGTTTTTCCTGCGGCGGCGATTGTTTGATCTGCCCGGCAAGCCGTGGCGCTTCCTTCGCGCGACCGGCGGCCGCCAGCGGCAATTCCATCTGATCGTCCGGCTCGGGCGCCGGTTCGATCTGCCGTTCGAAATTGGCCCAGCGCGAATCGTCCCAGCGATCGACGCCCAGCAGCCATGCCGCGGCGCGCGCGTAGACACGGCAATCCAGCGCTTCGTTCCGTTCGCGCATTTGGCGCCATTCCAATTTCTGGAATCCGCGCCGATCGCGCACCGAAACGAGCTGTTCGGCGACCAGTTGCTTGACCCATTCCGCCGGCGCGCCATGCGGCAGATGGATGTAGCCCGGCGGAAAATCCTTGCCTTCGGCGAATTCTTCCGCCGTTGGCCGATCGAGCCGCAGGAAGCGGTAGGTTTCCGATTTGAAGACCGCCGTCGCGATCGTGTAGAGCCGCACGCCGCGCCGGACCTTGCGGCCGCCTTCGGTCACATCGACGTAGGTAGGCCCGTTGACCGGCGCCGAGCGATCGAAGCCATCGACGCCCTTGATCGCCGTGCCGACTCCGGCGCCGTAATGGCGCACCCATGCGTAGACCTGCGCGGTCGTTCGGCCGTCGCCGGAATCGATGGCCAGCTTGGCGATGCGCATGACCGCGCCGCTTTCATGCGGCCATTCGCGGCCAATCAGATCGCTTAGATCATCCCAAACCGATTGGCTGGACGTATCGCCTTCCAGAACGACATGATCGACCAGCCAGCTTTCCAGCCCGCGCCCCCAGGCCCAGACATCGACTTCGATGCGATCATGCTGGACATCCGCGCCCGCCGTAAGAACCAGCCCTCCGGCCGGAATGTAGCCCAGCCGATGTTCCTTTTCGCGTTCGTACAGCCGGCGCCAATCCGGCGCTTCCCCGCGCTCCTGCCACGTTTCGCCCAGAACCGTGTTCTTGAACGCCTTCAGCAGCGCATCGTTGTTTTGCGCGGCTTCCCATTGCCGGGCGATCTGCTCCCACGACAGCCAGCCCACCGGCGAATAGAGCGCCGAAACATGGAAGCCCACCGTATGGGAATCGGCCGCCTGTGCGGTGGCGCGCCATTCGCCCGCCGCCAGCATCGCGGTCTTGTGATGCTCGCCGATCGGCCGGTCACAATCTTCGCAATGGTAGCGCGCCGTTTCCGGCGCGCCCGCTTCCCACCGCAAGCGCTCGAACTTCAGCCATTGCATCGCGCCGCAATGCGGGCAGGGCACGAAGTAGCGCCGCTGATCCGATGCTTCGTATTCCCGTTCGATCCGCGACAGCCCGCGGATCGTCGGGGTAGACACGATGTAGATTTTGGCGCGGTGGCCGAAGGTTTGCGTGCGCGCTTCGGCCAAGGCGATCGGATCGCCTTCGCCGTCCACATCGCCCGGATAGGCATCCGCCTCGTCCAGGAACACGAACCGCGCCGGCATCGACCGCAGCCCAACGGCGCTGTTCGCGCCGGCAAGCACAAGCTGTCCGCCGACGAAGCGCTTGGCGAAGACCGTATTGCCGCTATCGCGCGCCCGCGCCGGCAGAACGATATCGCGCAGTTCCGGGCTTTCCTCGATCAGCGGTTCGATCCGCTGTTGCGAAAGCCGCTTCGCCATTTCCGTGGTCGGCTGCACCGCAAGCACCGGCCCCGGCGCTTGATGCATGATGTAGCCGATCCAATTATTTCCGGCTTCGGTCTTCCCGAGCTGCGCGCCGGCCATGAAGACGATGCGCCGCGCCGGATGCATTGGCGATAGCGCATCCATGATCGCCCGCATGTACGGCGTGCGATCGGTACGATAGCGGCCGGCCTCCGACGCGGCGCGCGACGAAAGAAAGCGATAGCGATCGGCCCACTCGGAAACGGTCAACAGCGGATCGGGCGCCATCCCGCGCGCCCAGGCGCGCGCGATATCCGCTTCGCCTTCATACGCTTCGGCCAAAATCGACCCTTACTTCCGCAAGTTCGGCAAGATGCGCGCGAACATGCTTCGCCAGCGCCGCTTCCATCGCATGCGCTTCGATCCCCAGTTCGGCCGCCATCAGCGCGGCAACGCGCGCCGGCCATTGCACCCACGCATCGCGTTCGCGCCGCGCCAGCGCGTAGACCGTCGCGGTCGCCTTCGCGCGATCGACAAGATCGCCCTTCATCTTGCCGAGGCGTACGCGAGCCGTTTGCGCCTTCAGCACTTCGTTCGCGGTACGCGCCTTGAGGAACGTAAGATCGCCTGTTCCGCCATCCGCGCCCGGCGGCGTTTCGCCGGATTCTTCCAGCGTTTCCTTCACCGCGTCCAACGCGGCGCGCGGAACCGCCTTTTCACCGGCGCGGCCGGAATCGCGCCAGGAACGTTCGGCGGCCGCGCCCCGTTGCTGCGCCGGATCGGACATCGCCGCCCATTGCGCATCGGCCTTTTCCGGATCGATCGTTCCATCCGGTTCTAGCGCGATGCGTCCGGTAGCGATCGCCTTGCGCACGGCGCTTTCGGAGCAGCCGCGATGGCGCGCGTATTCGCGCCTGGATACACCCATGGCCTATTTCCCGAGCAGTTATATGGACTTACGAGTTGCTCCGTGCGGCGAAATGAGCCTCACTGACGCCCCTAAGCAGGGGAAAGACGAACTCTATGCCGCGCAAGCAGCATCCAGCCGATATTCGCAACGCCGAGATCACCACCGCCGCGGTTCGTTACGAGATCGCGCAATTTCTTGGCACTGGCCGCTACGCGAAGGCATCTGCCGATAGCCTTGGCGCGGCGATCGAGGCCGCCGCCGGTATCGCCCGGCAGTATCGGAACGGGCGCCTTCCGCTGATCTACGCCATCGACGCGGCGGGTCGATCGGCGCTGGTTGAGTACCGATTACCAGACGCAACGGAGGGACCGATGCAGAAGACCTACGCCAAGAAATTCAACGCCCAGCGCGCCGCGCAAGCCGCCGGCCACGATCTTGCCGATATCGAGATCGTCAAGACGGCCGAGGGCTACGCTTGGCGCCCGAAGCCGAAACCGGGCAAAGCCGCGACCGCGAAGGTGCCGAAAAAGGAACGCGATCGCGCGCGCATGACGCCCGCGCGCATAGCCGAACTTGAAGCGGCGGCACGGAAGGGCAACCTCCCCCCGCCGCCCGATTTCAGCGCGGCCACCCATGCCCGCTTTCGCGGCAAGCTTGCGCGCATTATCGCCATGGCCGAAGCCGGCGATATCGCGGGCTTGAAGGCGATCGAAATCAATCCGGTATCCAGCAGCCCGAAGGCGATGGCCCGCTATCGCGATCTTTGCCTGATCGCATTGAAGGCCCGCGGCCGAAGCTGATCAGGCCCGCGCCGGCCCGGCAACATTCCAGAACAGAACGCGCCCGGCCCCGTGCCGGGCGCAGCATATTTCCCAAGCCTTCGCATCGTAATGCGGATCGGAAGGGAACGGCGGTTGCGTGCGCGCCGCCTGCCCGAAATCCAGCCCATGCGCGCAGATGCGCGCGCCGGCGACATCTTCCGGCGAAAGTTCGCGGCCGACTTGCACAACATAACGCCGCGCATGCGGCCATGCCTTCGCCAGGCCGCGCGCCAGGACACCCGATCCGGCGGCGCACCACACTTCATCCGGTACGATCCCGGTTGCCCGCGCGGCCGCCACGATCGCATCGATCGCGAAGGGAAGATCGACGCCGAACGGAACCAACCGCGCGCCGGTTCGCATGCAATACTCCCGCGCGCGCGCTTGGACTACAGAAAGATAGCCTGGCGCTACCGGGACGATCTTCGCCCCCAGGCGCGCCGCTTCCAGCGTACGATCGTGCTGCCGCTTCCGCGCGGCGACGAAAATTGTTGCCTTCTTCCCAAGCCGGCGCGCGCAATGCGCCAGCGCGGTTTGCGCGCCGCCTTCGGCCGGCGAGGCGTAGACCAGTTCCGCGGCGCCGTCGAACAGCGCCGGCATGAACCGCGCCTTCGTTCCACCGGGAAAAAGATCGTCGCGAACGACCAGAATGCCGGCATGATCGCGAACGATCGGCGCGTTCTTCATAGTTCACCGCGCCAAACCGCATCGAGATAGGCGATATCGGATGGGTTCGGATAGCCAAGCCCGATGCCGATTTGCCCCCACGCCCGCGCGAAGCGATAAACGCGCCAGGCCAGAACCGCGTAGCGGATATGGCGGATGCCCCAAAGCTTCTTCATTCTTCGCTTGCCCCATCGGCGCCGATTTCGCCGAACTCCACCGGCCCGCAGGCTTCGGTCGCCCGGCGCGGATCGCCCTTGCAGAAGATCAGGATGTTCTGATGGGTTTTTCCCAACTTCCGCGATGCTTCGAACTGGCGCCCGACGCGGATCGGCAGCGATCCTACCGCCGTAACCAGGATCGCATCGTTGTAGTAGCGGGCGCCGGCGTGTTCGAAGGCTTCGATCGTTCGGCCCGGCAGATTGATGAAGAAACCGTCTTCATCGCGAACGTCGCCAACGACCCATACCGCGAAACGATCATCCCGCAGCCGCGCGACGGCGGCCGCTATGATTTCCGCATGCGCGGCGAAGAATTCATCCCGCCCCATGTTCGAAAGATCGGCGGGATCATCCGAATATTCTTCCAGGTTCCAGTAGGGCGGGCACGAGAAGATCAGATCGGCTTCTATATCCGCCGCCAGCTTCTTCAGCCTACGCGAATCACCACGCCGCCATTCGGGCGTGGGATCGGCGGCAAGATGCAGTTGCGCGCGGTTAGCCGCGATCTGTTCTTCGCGCAATTCGATTCCGACATACCGGCGCCCCAGGCGCGATGCGACGATCCCGCGAACCGATCCGCCGGCGAAGGGATCAAGTACCGTTCCTTGCGGCGGGCAGAACCAGCGATAGGCGATTTCACAAACGACCGGATCGAAGATCGACGTTCCCGATCCGACATCAAGGATTGCCTGTGAAACCGGATCGAGATCCCGCGCATCGCGATCGCCCTTGACGAAGGTCAAGTTGGTCATAGCGGCCGCCCCCGCCCATCGCCGCGCGCCTTCGATTTCGAATAGTTCATCGCCGGCATCGGCGATCCGCCTGGCGCGGCCTTCTTCGCGCGATCGAGCGGCGCCGGGCTTCCGCCTGGCGCGGCGCCCCGGCCCAGCTCGGAACGGATACCCAGATCGATCCAGGCGCGCTTCCGATCCTGCCACCAGCCCTTCCGCGCATCGAGCACCGTAAATGGCGGCACGCCGAAGCGTTCGGATAGTTTCGAAGCGCCGGCGATGCCGAGGGGGGCAGCGGCATCGCCGGCATCATCGGGCGATCCGGCAACGAGACCGCCCAACCCTTCGCCGTTCAGGATGCTTTCAAGCTCGCCGTCATCGAAGCCGATCACATCCAGATCGAAATCGTCATCGCGAAGCGCGGCCAGTTCCGCGCGCAGCATCGCTTCATCCCAGCCGGCGTTTTCGGCGATGCGGTTATCGGCGATGATCAGCGCGCGGCGTTGCGCTTCGGAAAGGTGATCGAGGACGATCACCGGCACTTCATCTAGGCCCAGCAACTTCGCGCCCATCAACCGCCCGTGGCCGGCGATGATCACATCATCGCCATCGATCAGGATCGGATTGACGAACCCGAATTCGGCGATCGATGCGGCGATCTGCGCAACCTGGTCTTCCGAATGCGTCCGGGCGTTGCGGACGTACGGGATCAGCGCATCAACCGGCCGATATTCGATCTGCAAACCTCATCCCCCTTGAACGCGGCCCCGCGCGAAAAAGGGGATGCCCTTGCGGACATCCCCAGCTACGCGGCCCAACCGCACCGAAGCTGATTGCCGGGCTTCTCACCCCGGCCGGGCTGCCTTCCTAGGCGCGCGGATCGCCGTCGCTTGCCGCGCTTTCAGGATTCACCGCGGCTTCCCGAACCGCATCGGCGACTTCTTCAGCCGCTTCGGCGACAGGTGCCGTAACTACGGACGCGAGATCGGCAGCAATCGCTATGGGCGCGAACGCGATCTTTGTCAGATCGGAAGCAACATCGGCGATAGAGCCAAACATCTTCAACATCGTTTTCCCTTTGGCATCCGATGGGATGCGCACCGCGCACCCCGATCTGCGCACCAACCCCGCGAACCCGGAAAAAATCGCTGCCGCTAAAGAAATCCGGGGCCCCCGCCGCCCGCATACGCCGCGCGCTAGGAAGAACCTAGGCCGGCGGAGCCATAAGGTACTCGCCCGAGGCTACATCGAAAGATGCCCGAAAACGGCGTTTTGTATAAGCCCGAAGTTCAACGTGATAAGCCAATCAAACAACGATCAATACACGCCTTGATCGCGCGCACGATCAATCATTGCGCTAACGCCGATCTTCGCGGCCTTCGGGTTGGGCTTTTTTCCGTTGGAATTACAACGGGTTGCGATCGTGATCAGCGCCGCAACCCAACGACGCCACGCCGTGCCCCGATGAAGGCCAACGCGAATGCCTACCTGGCGCCATTTCAAGCCTTCCGCGCGCAACCATACGATCCGAGCATCGTCCGGTTCGAGCCAGCCCAGCCAATCGAAGGTTTCTTCCATGCGGCTGATCGCCTGGGGCGTTGGTGAAATCCGCGGCGGCCGCGCGGGATCGAGGCCGTACGCTTCCCAATACGATCGGATGATCGGCGGCCAGCTTGAACCATAACCCTTCGGCCCTTTCGCGGGATCGGGTAGGCGCCGCAAGGTTCGCGCTGCTTCTTCAAACCGATCTTCTATTTCAGACACCGTGATCTTCTGATTCATCTGCCCACCAGTCCTATCTTAGGCCGTGTGGACGGATTTGGCCAAGATGAAGCCTGCGACGA